CATGATTTAAATCGTGTTCTGGTACTTTAGTAGTCATAGGTTTGCTCCCATACTCTAGTATTTATTTTCCTTTTCTTCCAAAAGAATCTCTTACTACAATAAATTTAGAATAAGATCCTTGTGGATTTAAATGGTGACAGAGTTCTGCTACCATATATATACCACTATTTTTCTTACTTCCTTCTTTAGTTCCAGTAGATGCAGCAGCTTCTGGTAGTTCACAAAATATCTGATCTCCTACTTCAATATCAAAAACTCCACCAGTAGTCATAGACATTTGTATTGTCATCATTTGATGATAACGCATAACAGCTTGTGCCGTAATATCAGGATATCTTATATTTTGAACTTTACATTTTTCTATTTGTTCATTCAAATCTTTTCCTGGTGGCATTGAACCAATATCAAGAGATTGCATATACCATCGTGAAGGATATTTACAAAATTCTTGATTAACCAAAGTTGTAGAAGGTTCTTTTCCTGTATGCTGAACTTGTTTACTAAGATCTTTTGATGTTAATTTTCTTTCATTAGATTCATTAGTATAAGGATCAAAGAAAGTTGCTTCATTATTATATACACCATTCATTAAATCATTTTGAAAATCTATAGTCTTTAAAAAAGAAAACTTTAAAATTTTTGCATCATAATTCTCAGGTCTATTAGAAGTATCACTAGAAATAAATTTCTTCTTATAATCTGAATTAAATAAAGTTTCAATGGATTTAAAAATAAATCCAGAATGATTTTCAAAGAACAAATATCCTGCAGACGGATTGTATTGACTTTTATTATCATAATTCTCTACTGTAGTCTGCTTAGTTTTGGTTTTTGTAGCACCAGGAATAGCTCTCTTAGCAAGATTAACACACCAATAAAATGGTTTTCTCCCATTACCAATAAAAGCCCATTCATTCACAGTATCTTCAACATCAACCTTCTTCTTACTTCCTAATCCATTCTTACCTTGAGCAGTTGGTGTAGTACTAACTATTTTTTGAATAGTTTCAGAAATCCTACCAGTATATCTTTTCCTAATAGCAGTCTGCTCGTTATCCAAATATTCTTTACTTACGAAACTAATCATTGCAGCAAGATCGGTAGTAGATTCTTTAAAAGGTGTTATTGTATTCACATACATTGTTAACCTTCTGGTTCTATCACAAGAATCTTCAAAAGCTATTTCTGCCTTCTCTCCTCCTGCTAGATTAAGTTCTTCAATAAAATTCTGCGACTTTCCCTTTCCTAATCCAGTCTTTTTATCTATCTCTTTATATCCAGAATCAGATACAGAAATCTGAAGTCTTACACTAGTATCAAAAATGCTTTCCTGATAATAAAGGTCAACAATAGCTCCCGTTATATCACGTTGTTTCTTATTTTTATTAGAGGTAATAAGAAACTTAGTTATATTACCTTGGTCGGTTCTACTTGGGACTGCTGCATTTACTGGTTCCGACATTATGCTGCACCTGCACGTAAATGTTGAGTATCATTACTATTTACTCCAGAACTACTACCACTAGAACCAGAATTAACTGGAATAACTTGTGTTTTTCCAGATTTTTCCATAATAACTGGTTGTATCATAGTTACAACCTCACCTTCATCATCATAAGAAGGATATTCACTTATATTATTAGACTTTAAAGAAACATCATTTTTAGGTTTAATACCATCAAAATCAAGCAAACTTTGTGCATACTTACTACCACCCTCTGCTGCTTTTATTAATTTATCATTTCTCTCTTTTACCTGTTTAGGTGTAAGTAGAACCCACTGATCACCAACTTGAGTCCAAGTTCCTCCTTTAGCCTCAGGATTATTTTTAATATATTCTTCTATTTCAGTACGATTTTTTGCTCTTGGTTGACTGAGAGGATAATACTCAGACATTCCAAGTCTTCTTCTAGATCTAGAAGGTCTTTGCATCTCTTTACCCCACCTTCTATCTCTTCCACCAGACAAAGGATTGACTTGTAAAATTCCTCTTCCCCTCTTATCAAAATCAGTTAATCCTCCTGTCATTGCATCGGTTATACCACCCATCATCCTAAGAAGTCCCCAATCCTTTGGACTTCCTGTAGGATTTTGCTTATCAAAATCAAAAGTACCTAATGTTGCAAAATCCAATGCTCCACCAATACCTCTCTTGATTCCCATTCCAGATTGTTTTTCTCCTCTCTTTGCTTGCTCATTACGAGAACCCCATGCTTTATCCTTACCACCAAACATAGGATTAACTTGCAAGTTACCTTTACCCCTCTTATCAAAATCAGTAATTCCCATTGTTGCCCAATCTGCAACTCCTCCTGCTATTCTTCTTATTCCCCAATCCTTTGGTGCTCCCTTGCGATTTTTCTTATCAAAATCCCACATACCACCAGTCATAAAATCTGCAGCACCACCAACCATACGTTTAAATCCACCACCTTTTTTCTTTTCATTCTTTTCAAATCCCATCTCCTTTGATGCTTTCTCTGATGCTGCCTTTCCGTAAATACTTCCCCATGATCCTTCATCATCATTAACCATACCAAATATATCAAACATATTCACAAACTTACGGAATTGTTCTCTAATTCTAGTATCATATTTTACTAAATTATCCTTTTGTTTCTTTTTCCCCTCTTCACTTAAGAAAGGAAACATTATTAAGTCGCCAAGCATTCTAAAAGGTGCTCCAATAATATCAAATATACCACCAAGAAAACTCCACGCACGATTCGTAATTCCAAGCATCCCTGCACCTATTCCCCACCAATATTTTCTAGGATCTGTCCACCATTTCTCCTCAGCTTTTTGTTTCCAATCTTCCTCTACCGCATAACCTTTTTTACCAAGAGCAAATATACCCTCACCAAGTCCAACTGCAAGAGCTCCTGCTGCTGCTACAGCAGCTGCTGCTACTCCTGCACTCACACCTCCTACAGTTGCTGCGGTTCCTCCTGCTGCTGCAGTTCCCCCTGTTGCTGCTGTTGTTGTAGTTGCTGTTGTAGTTGCTGTTGTTGCTGCCGTTTTAACTGCACCCTTTACAAATAATTTCTTAGCCCACTTGACTATATTACCCAATAGTCCAAGTCTCGTTGACATCAAAGCAGCAACTACTACCAATTTAGCTAGATTATTAAAAACACCTGTAAATTCTTCAAACGCTTTAGCTGCACCTTCACCAAAAGTTTTTTCTATATTATTGTATGCCCAATCATATACATTAGCACCTGCATTAACAATTTCAATTAATCCAACTAATAAATTTTTAGCAAATCCACCTATCCAACTAAGAATTGATACCAACCCTTTAAACAAACCAACTAATTTCTCGAAATGGGGAAGTAAATTAATTAAAAGCCATCCACCAATAAATTTTATAAGAAAACCTTTAATACTAAATGCTGCTCCTTTAATAGGAGATAACATTTTCTTCCCTATATTAGATAATATTCCCCCTTTCTTCTTCTTTTTCTTTTTCTTTAATGAATCAGATTCTATAGCAGCATTTCTTTCTAATACCTTATGAATATTTACTACAGTTTTTTTAATAACAATAATTTCTTTTTCTTCTGTACCACCCTCTCTATTGTCTATAAAACTTTTAGGATCTACATCAGGAACATCAGGAGGTATTGGAATCTTAGTAGCAGTAGGTTCTGAAACAGCAACAGGTTTCTTTTTGACATCATATTTATCTTTCTCCACAGCATCCTTAGACTCTGGAGTGAGAAAAGATTTTAATCCTGTAAAAAATGACATATTAACCACCCAATCCCATAATAGCTCTATTCATTCTCCTAGTTGGATTAGTACTAATTGGTAAATCAGGAACCTGCTCCTTTGGAGAAGGAAGTGATGAACTAGAACTAGATGCACCTGAAGATTGATTAATAGCAGGAAGAGTAATTGCTCTACTACTAGAACCTCCTCTTTTTTTAACTCTGGGTTCAGGAATAGTTACTTTCATTCTCTTTGATCCCATAGTATCAGGACCTAATTGTCGATCTTTACCACCTTGCATTTCTTTAAATTTTTCAAATTGATTTTGTGTAAGATTACTTTTTGTAATAGTACCTTTATTCATATTACCTTCTGCAGAATTTCTTAACGCCTCTATCTGCTTATATCTCAAAGAATTAGGATCTTGAGAAGGTCTTATATTACGAGAACTTTGTGTTCTCCGTGGTTTATCTCTACCACCAAACAATCCACCAACAGCACTAGCAGTTTTCCTTAAAAGACCACCACCACTTCTTTTATCGAAGTCAAACAGATTACCCGTCAACATATCTGCAGTTCCTCCAGCAACACGAGCACCAGCCTTAGCAGTTTTTCTTAAAAGACCACCACCACTTCTTTTATCAAAATCAAACATATGTCCTGTTGCCATATCAGCAGCACCCCCAATCATACGCTTCAATCCAAATCCACCACCTTTCTTACTCTTCTTATCATTACTGCCAGAGACTGTTCTCTTCTTATTATTAGTACCAGAGACTGTAGAGATGCCTTTTTCCTCAAAAATTCTTTTTTTAAGAAGTGCTCTCCTAAGTTGCTCACGATGACTAGTATCTAAAATATCATTATACACATCATTTGATAAACCATACTGAGGTTTATTAAGATCTATAGAAGGATGCTTCAGATTAACACGATTATTTTTTAAGATTAAACCACCACCTTTATATCCTAGGACTAATCCACCACCATTAAAGTTCATCAACTTGACACCTTCACCTCCATCCATTTGCTCGATTCTATTCATATTTTTTTGCATAAGATTTTCTTTCGTACCTTTCTTATGCATTCTGGAACCACCTACAATTTCCTCTCTCAGAGATCCATCTGCAATACGTTGATCCATTTCTATAACATCAGGAAGTGCATTAAATTCGGCAAGTGCTTTAGGATTTTCTTCTGCCATTTGAACTCTCCATGATTGAAGTGCCTCAATCCCTTTGTCATAATTAAATGAAGCAGAATCAACAACTATCGACCCATCTGCCAATGTCATAGATGGGAGTCCTTGTTCCTTAAGAAGTTCTGATGATTCTTCATTAGATAATTTAAATGATTCTCTCGTGGTCTTACCATTAATTGTTTTAGTAATGGTTCTCGTCATAGTCTCATAATCTGTATGAGTATCTGTATATTCTGATGTTTTGGGACCTGGTCCTTTAGCAACTGAAGGTACAACACCTGCTGCATAAGTTAACTTATCTAAAGGAGGTAATCCTTGTAGTTTTCTTTCATTATTAACATGTATAAGATCTTCAGGTTGGATACGATTAACAAGACCACCTTCATTATATCCACCTCTAATAGTTGGTCTATTAGTTCCACCTGCAGCAGCATTCATACCCTCTAGAGTACTCACACCCCACTGATCAACAGCATCTCTACTCATCACAAACTCACCAGGAGTGAGCATAGCAGGAACAGTATCTTTATTAGCACCTCTTCCAGGAACTTGCCCACCTTTATTCATTTCCTTTGGTTTTACCTCATCCTTTGGTTTTATCTCACCAAAAAATCCATATCTCTTTTCTGTTCCTGTGTCTAATTTCTGAATCTGTTCTTTTCTTTCTTGTCCTGCTCCCGTAACAAAATCTCCTACCTTTTGTAAAGGATTTCTATTCTTTTGCTGATCTTTTATTTTATTAGAAGTTTCTTCTATCCCACTTTCTTCTACAGACTTATCAACCAGTTTATCTGTTTTATTTTTCTTATCAGAGAAATGCAAAGCACCTAGAGCCAAAGCTGTAATTCCACCAGCAGTTAATGCAGCTACAGGATGTGCAGCAATAAATCCAGCAACTTTTACAGTTGCTAACAACATTTTTGCAATCAATACTTTGGTCCCTATGACAAATCCCGTAATCATCGGAACTAAAGGTGTAGCAAATAATAAGAATCCAGTTAAAAATACAGGTGCCCAATCAACTAAGAATTCAACCAAATTATCCAATTTCTTTCTATTTCCTGGTTTCTGCACCCACTCAAAAAGAGCAAAAACTGTCTTCGCAAGAACAAACTTAGTTAAGAAAGATCCTATTCTTTCAAGAAAACTCTTAACAGGTGCTGTTGCTTTTTCTAAAGCACCACCTGATTTATTATCATCATCCTTCTCTTCTAAATCTTCCTCTTCCTTTTCCCTTTCGGCATTTTCTTGTGCTATTCTCTCTTTTTCTGCTGCATCTCGAAGTGCATCTTGTTTAGTTTCTAATAAACCTAAAATACCTTGAACCGATTCCCGAATATCAGTTAAAAGACCTAATTTATTAGTTGGTTTGGGTGCTTCTGGAGGAATATAAGAATCTTCCCAAGGATCTGATATTAACTTCTGTTGAGGAACAGCACTAGTTTTAGATGTTTTAGATGTTTTAGGTGGAATAAGGGTTTGATTAGAAGATAACTTTTCTTTATCTTCTTTATCTTCTCCGAATAATTTTCTTCCTAAAAATTTCTTAGGATCAAAATTATATCCTTGAGCATATGCTGTCTTTATTGACCTAATTATACGACGATCTTTAAATAATTGTGCTTTTTCACCATCAATAGAATACTCTACGGGAATCCCATAATGATTCTTTACAATCTCTAATATATTTTCAAAATCATTATCATCGTTTGGATCTAATCCTAACCTACTAGTATCAATAAAAGTAATTCTTGTTTCAACTAATTCCTCTGCTTCTTCTATAGTATCGACAATACCCAAATCTAAAAGAATCTGAACGGCTACACCATACCTATCCTTTTTCTTGGTTTTTACCTTTAGTATGGCAGTACGAGGTGCTTTCATCTAAGATTTATTTTGTTGTTGCTTTAGTTTTTCATCCTCAAGATGTTGCTGTAATAGAGCCACATAAATGTCCCTCTCCCAAGGCATCATATTTTCAATTTCCGTTAATGAATATTTATGATACTGCATTAAGGCAAAATTTAACTTAAAATAATTCTCCAGATCCATATGAGCGAGGGCTACCCGAAAAAACTGGATAATCCCTCCAAAATTACGTCATTTTCAACTTTAGTTTTAGGATTCTTCACTTTCACTGTGTGAGAAAGTTTAGGCATTGTATCAAAAAACTTTTCAACATTTTTAAATTGAGTAGAATTCATTTGCTCTAAGAATTCTAAAATCTCTTTTTTAGTGAGATCTTTACCTTCCCAAACTTCATTCTCATTGTAAATTTTATCAACACAAGCAGCAATTAAATCAAAGGAATGTTGCATAGTCTCCTTTGTACTCTTCATATTAATATCAAAATTACTCTTAATAAACTCCTCTAAAGAAGGATATTTCAATTCCATAATCAATGAATCATCAATTCTTACTTCATTAGTATGATCATCATCTCGAACTACTTTAATATCATCAATAGCAACAGTAATAGGAACCTGAGTTTTACCATCATCAGGACAGATAATATTTAAGTCAACTTCCTCTCCTACAGATTTACCTCTAATATTTAAAAATAAGTATTCTATATCAAAAGTAGGAAGTGTTTCTACCTTCACTGTTTTTTCACTAATGCAACTTTTTATAACAGTCTTAATTGCTGTAGTTATTTGTTTCGTTTCTTCACTTTCTAATGCAAGAAGTAAAAGTTTCTCTTCCTTAACTAAAAAGGGTCTATAATGAATTGTTTCTCCGTTTGATGGCAATTCAAGTTCATACGTGGGAGTAGCAATCTTTGGTAATGGCATAATATCCTATAAAATTCAGTGGTATATTTATATATATACCTGTTTTTAATAGATTTTTTGTTGCATAGTATATCTACTATAACTAAAAGATACATTTATCTTTAACAACTCAGAACCATCATAGCTTATTGGCATTGTATTATATGAAATTGGAAATGCTCTTAAAAAATTATATATTGTCGCACTATTAGGTTCACCCCATTTATTATCAGTACCACCAGCTACTGGATCTCTCCGTCCTGGAGAACCACCTCTACCATCTATATCAGTTAAACCAAAAGTAAGAGCATCCAATGCTCCACCAAAGTTTTTCTTAATTGCTTGCCCTATATCTGAAACATCTCCAGGTTGTTCCTTAGATGCATAATGCTTCTCAAATTTATAAATGTATATACTATCTGTTTTGTATTCATCAGGGAATGCCATTCTATAATTATAATTGGAAAAATTTCTAGCATATCCATTATCAGTTCTTTCATCAGCAATAAATCTCATCCAATTCTCTAAGACTCTAATTGCTTTATGATCATGATCTACGTAAAAAGTAGCATCTACTGTATCATCAAAATTTCTTCTATATGCATGTTTTTCATTAACTCCAGTATAATCATCGACTATATCATGAGTGGCAAAAGTTGTTCCAGGAAGAGATGTCTCAGTACATGCTAAAAGCATATACTCGAACATATTACCATCATACTTAACTCTATTAAATCCTGCTCCTTGCTTCTCATTCATAAAATTTTTAACAGACTCAGGAGGACGCATTGAAAACTCATAATTTGTAGTGGTAGCAGGTCTCAATAACCTTGCTTTTAATTGAGATACTGTTCTCTTCTTGGGTATATCGGGTAATACATTAGGAGGTCCACCCCTAAAGGTATCTCGTATAAATCCTACGACCATTTTATAAATACTATTAGAACTTGTATATTATGTATAAAGGATGGGAAGAACATATAAAAGCATCTATCATCCCGCTTTTCCAAAAAAGTATAGAGGAAACCCTAATAACATCATTTGTAGAAGTAATTGGGAGAGAAAATTCTGCAATTACTGTGATATGAATAAGAATATATTGGAATGGTGCTCAGAAGAATTTTTCATTCCATATCGTTCTCCTCTCGATAATCGAATTCATAGATACTTTCCAGACTTCTTTATGAAAGTCCAAGAAAGTAATGGACGTACTAAAGGATATGTAATTGAAGTTAAACCAAAAAGGCAAACAATGCCTCCTACAAAATCATCCAAAAAAAGACAGAAGACTTATATTAATGAGGTGAAAACATATACTATAAATGAAGCAAAATGGAACGCTGCTAAAGAATTTTGTGCTGATAGATCATTAGAATTTAGAATTATAACAGAGGAAGAACTATTCTAATGGAAAACACTTTTACAGGTAAAATTGATTATAGAGAAAGTACTTCTAATAGAATAGAAAATATATATGATGAAGTAATGAATACTTTTGATGCTGATGATAGAATGCTTCTTATAACAGAAGCACTTACTGAAACAGAGGTGATTCCAGATGTAGGTGCTGCATATACCTTTGTCTATATGGCAAAAACTCCCGATATTGTCTATGACCAATTTCCCTTAATTATTTGTGTAGAATTAAAAAAATGGGGATTTAAAGGATATAATGTTCATTGGGGTAATGTAAGAAATTATACATGGCAAGAAGTAGTTGGATATTTACATTTAGTGTACCCAGAAGAGTTTGAAATATTAACAACTATTCCCTATGCTAAAATAGTTAATAAATAAATATAACATCTTACTAGTATATAAAGTTGGCACAAGGCGATCCGCAAGGTTGGGAACTAGTTTCAGGAAAAACTCTAGAGTATACCGCAACTTATAAAGGTTATACTCAAAGTATTCCATATGGAACAGGAACAAACAAAGGCACTACGACAAAAATATCAGAACTAAAAGTTACTACAAATAGAATAACTGGTGAATTTAAAATATATGCAAATAATGAAAATGCTGTAGAAACATTAGTATATACCTTTAATGCTGATACTGGTCCAACAATATCAGACTCTACACTTTACAAACAATTCTTTTTAGGTAATAAGCAAGTAGATAAATTAAATCTAGCATCAAAAAAAGCAACACTTCAATTAGCAACTAACAATTCATCTACAATAGATGAACTAAATGAGCTCAGAACTTTAGAGAAAAAAGTATATTATAAGTCATTGGGAAATTACCTACCCAATGATGGTGCAAAAGTTCATTATAGTGATCCAAAACCAAGATATGGATATGGAAGTAATATTCCAAAATTTAAATCTAAAGGTGATTTGTTCTATCCTGAAAAACGTCGTGAAGATCAAGATTATATTCAATTTACAACTTTAAAAAGAACAGGAAAAAGATATACTGAAGATGGAAGATGCACTCTTCCAATTCAAGGAGCAATAAATGATGCCAACACAGTTGATTGGGGTGGTGAAACACTAAACTTCTTAGAAATGGCAGCAGCAAGAGGTGTTACAGGTGCACTCTCCAATAAAATGGATGAAGTAGAAGCACAAGCTAAACAAGCTCTAGATGATGTTGAGGGAATTGATAAGGACGTTATAGCAGCTCAGTTAGCAAAAATGATAACAGGTAATAATGTAGTAGCAAGGGATACTGGACAGACAATTAACCCCAATTTAGAACTTCTATTTAAAGGACCACAATTAAGACCTTTTCAGTTTAACTTTGTATTATCACCTAGAAGTAGCACAGAAGCAAAAACAGTCAAAGAAATTATTCAATTCTTTAAAGAAAAATCAGCAGTTAGAAGAGCAAATACTAAAGCATTCTTAATGCAACCAAATGCATGGAAAATAGAATACATTCATAATGGTGGTTTACATCAAAGTTTAAATAGAATTAAAATGTGTGCAATGCAGTCTGTAACAACTAACTACACTCCTGCAGGAACATATTCAACATATAATGATGCAGAAGCAACTATGACCCAATACTCTGTAGGACTAACACTTACAGAAATTGTACCAATATATCAAGATGATTATGAAGGTTCACATGGAATAGGATACTAAAATGTCAATTACATACTTTCAACAACTACCAAATTTTGAATATAACAGTAGATTACCAGGAGAAGAATCCATTGGTGATTATACTACTGTTAAAAACTTCTTCAGAAGAATAAAATTATCAGACAATACATTTGCACAAACATCAATGTTTGCTAAATTTAATATCGTAGGTGATCAAAGACCTGATAATGTTGCATATGAAGTATATGAAGATCCTTCTTTAGACTGGTTAATATTAGCAGCAAATAATGTTCTTAATGTTTATAGTGAATGGCCTCTTACACAACAAGATTTTCATAATTTTTTGATGGACAAATACGGTTCACATGAAGAAATTTATGCTGTAAAAGAATACAGAACCCAAAGAGTAACAGATTCACTGGGTAAAATTATTTTAATGGAAGGTAAAGTAGTTCCTCAAAACTTTAGCATTACTTTCTATGATTCAGGAAGAAAGACAGAAGAAACAAGAACTACCATTACTGATGAATATACAAATTATGATTATGAACAATCCCTACAAGATGATAAAAGATCTATTTTTATAGTAAAACCTCAATATCTTCAAGTTATATTTGATGAAATGGAAAATGAAATTCCATATAAAGAAGGTGGAACCCAGTATGTGAGTCCCACCTTGAAAAGAGCAGAGGATATTCGATTATACGGTAGTTATTAACTATCTGCTAGTTTTTGAAAATAACTAAGAGCATCATCTTCATCACTAACTGATGCTGATGGAGTTGCTACTGCTGCAGCAACAGTTTCTTCTGCTCTACGACTAGCAAAGTCTGGTTTAGATGATGGGTAATCTGCACTAACATTGGTACGATTACTATCCTCCTCAAATACCTCTTCATCTACACGACGAGCAGATTTCTGACCTAAAACGGTCTTAAGACGATTAGTTAATTGCTCATATGATTTAAACTTATCACCAGCAACAATATCAGTCAGAGAATACTCTTTCTTCCAAAGTGCTTCTAATGCATCATCATCATTTAGTAAAGGTGATACCTTATCAAATTCAGACTTATCATAATTCCAGAAACCATCTTTCTTAACTATCTTCAACTTAAAGTTAGCACCTGCCCAGAAATCAAAAGGATTGATTGGTGATTCATCCTCAAACTCTGGTTGCATTGCTTCCATAACCTTGTCAAAGATTTTCTTACCATACTTATAAAGAAATACTCCACCCTCGTTATGAGGATTAAGGGTATCCTTTACAACATAGATATTGGAATAAAAACTTAACTTACGCTTCTGTCTACGAACCGTATCCTTATCTGCATCACTACCACTATTCCACAATTCACGATTATACTCAGAAAGTGGATCTTTCTCTCCAAGAGTGGTCAAGGAGTTTTCAATATACCATCCACCTGGACCTTGAAAGGCATGTGAATAGAGTTTTGCCCAAGGGAGATCTTCTCCATCAGGTGCAGGAAGGAATCGGATAACGGCATAACCGTTTCCAGTTTTATCTAGTTCTGGTTTCCACAGACGTTCATCTGCTTCATTACCAGTAGAATTCATTTTTTCTACTTCTCTAACCAACTTATTAGTAAGAGAACCAAGTGAAGATTGTTTCTTCAGACTTGCAAAAGACATTCAGATTACCTCGGATTTTTTAGATTTGGCTTTTATGGGGGTGGGAGGTTGGATTCCTGTATTACCAACAAGAGGAGGGCATTACTACAGTTAGTAAGATCACCTCTGTCTAAGACCCGACTGGTAAGTCGATTCTCCCGAAGGAGCAGCACCACCTGTGTCTCATCACCTTAACCAGCTATATGCCAGAAAGTTTATTCAGTCACTCCCGTGTCA